GGCTACCCTTTAGATATTGTCGCCGATGGGAGGCACCTGGTCAGAATCAGGTTGTCCTCCCCTATTTTTTGCGTTATAATATTAGGAGATACTATCTGAATATGGAGGAACTGAGATGACGGTAAAACTCCTACTCCTTAAATCTGGAGAGGATTTGGTTGCTGACGTTTCTGAAATGAACGTAGAGATTGATGGTCAGAATAAAGTAGTTGGGTATTACTTGGATTGCCCACACAAGGTTAAACTCGTTTCAGAGGCACCAAAAAGTGGAACAACAAAGTATCGCAGTAGTATCCAAATGATTGCTTGGGTTCCCCTAAGTAAGGACAGAACTATTCCAATCCCTTCTGACTGGGTAGTTACTATGACAGAACCACTTGATGTAGTGGTAGATATGTTTACAAAGAGAAGAGATCAAATCAATGAATCCGAAATTACTAGTGTTGCCGAACAACCTGATCTTGTTGACTCAGATTGAGGAGGCTGGAGGAGATATCGGTGAACCCGATTGTAAACTCACAGAACCTTTTGTTGTGGGAGATAACAACACTTTAACTCCTTGGTTGGTAGATATTACCAATCAAAATACGTTTATGATCCACTCTGACAAGGTCTTGACGATTGTGGAACCCAGTGGTACACTGGTTGATAAGTATAATGAACTGGTGAAGGAATGAAGTTTTACACGAATTGCCAAGTTCTTAGAAATGAAATCCTAGTTCGTGGATATGAGGATGGAAAAAGAGTTCAGTATAGAGAAGAGTTCTATCCCACTCTGTTTGTCAACTCTAAGAAAGAAAGTGAGTGGAAAACACTCGAAGGCAATAATGTAGAACCCATTCGACCTGGTAATATTCAGGATTGTAGAGACTTCTACAAGAAGTATGATGGTGTAGAAGGGTTTGAGATCTACGGAAATGAGAAGTATTTGTATCAATACATCTCTGAAAAGTATCCAGAAGATGAAATCAAGTGGGATATCAATAAGATCAAACTGATCACAATGGATATTGAGGTGAAGTCAGAAGATGGATTCCCTTCACCTGATTCTTGTGCTGAAGAGATGTTGACTATCTCAATTCAAGACTACACTACTAAGAAGATCATTACCTGGGGTAGAAAACCATACACACCCACTCAAGATAACGTCACTTATCACTACTATGAGAGTGAGATTGAAATGTTGGAGGCATTTATTGCCTGGTGGGCGAATGATTATCCTGATGTAATCACCGGTTGGAACTGTCGTTTTTACGATATTCCATATATCTGTGGTCGTATTGAACGAATCATGGGTCAAAAGAAGATGAGACAACTGTCTCCATGGAACTATGTGAAACACGAAGAGTTGTATATCAACGGCCGTTCCAACAATATCTTTAATATTGCTGGTATCACCACACTTGACTTCATGGAACTCTACAAGAAGTTCACTTATGTGAATCGTGAGAGTTATCGATTGGATCACATCGCATCTGTAGAACTAGGACAGAAGAAGTTGGACCACTCTGAGTTCAACACCTTCAAAGAGTTCTATGATGGGAACTGGAAGAAGTTTGTAGACTACAACATCGTTGACGTGGAACTGGTTGACCGGTTGGAAGATAAACTTCGACTGATTGAATTGGTGATGACCATGGCATTTGATGCTAAAGTAAATTTTGTTGACCCCATGGGACAGGTAAAACTATGGGATACTATCATCTATAACTATCTCAAGAAGAAACATATTGTGATTCCTCAGAAACAATCCTCTGATAAGAGTGAGAAGTTTGAAGGAGCATATGTGAAAGAACCTATCCCTGGTTCGTATGATTGGGTTGTGTCGTTTGACTTGAACTCTCTATACCCTCACCTGATTATGCAATACAACATCTCTCCAGAGACTCTTAGGGAGGAAAGACACCCATCGGCATCTGTAGATAAGATTCTCAAAGAGGAAATCAACTTTGAATTGTATAAAGATTATGCAGTTTGTTCTAATGGAGCAATGTATAATAAAGATAAACAGGGATTTCTACCAGAGTTGATGAAAAAGATGTACAAAGAACGTAAGGCATTCAAGGGTGAAATGTTGAAGAGTAAACAAAAACTGGTTGATATTGAGGCAGAAATGAAAAGAAGAGGTATCTCATGAATGAGAAGAATTGGAATCTTGATGGTTGTTCTTTTGGTTGTTGGGTGTTCATCTCCTGTAGTGGACACTTCAGATACTGAATGTATTCAATATTATACATCTAGACTTGGGTTAAAATACGCAAAAGAGGTTTGTAACTAGTGGGATATTTGATTGGTGGAGCTGGAGAAGGACCGGAAGAGCAGATTGTTCAGTCAGAAAAGGATTATTCTAAACTGACTGACTCACAACTTCTGAAACTTCGTGATCAGACTGTAAAGGACATTGCGAAGTTCAATAACTTCCAGATGGTGAGAAAGATCTGTCTGAACTCAGCTTATGGTGCCATTGGTAACGAGTGGTTTCGATACTACAAACTAGCAAACGCTGAAGCTATCACTACATCAGGACAGACATCTATTCGTTGGATTGAAAACAAACTGAACAAGTATCTGAATGAACTTCTGAAGACAGAAAGTGACTATGTGGTTGCTGTTGATACTGACTCTGTATATCTGAATCTTGGACCTCTTGTAGATAAGTTTTTGTCTAAACAAAAGGATGATAAAGAAAAGGTAGTAAACCTTTTGGATAAGGTGTGTCAGGACCAACTAGAACCCTACATCGATAAGTGTTACTCAGAACTGGCTGAGTATGTGAATGCATACGAACAGAAGATGCAGATGAAGAGGGAGAACATTGCAGACAGAGGTATCTGGACAGCCAAGAAGAGATACATTCTGAATGTGTGGGACAGTGAAGGTGTCCGTTATGAAGAACCCAAACTAAAAATCATGGGCCTAGAGGCTATCAAGTCATCCACACCTGCACCTTGTAGGACAATGATTAAGGATGCCTTCAAACTGATCATGAGTGGAACAGAAGATGACATGATTAAGTTCATTGACGAGTCGAGATCCAAGTTCAATAAACTTCCTGTAGAAGAGATTTCATTCCCCCGTTCTATCTCTGATGTAAATAAACATAAGAGTAACATAACCATCTATGGTAAGGGTTGTCCGATGCATGTGAGAGCTGCACTTCTCCATAATTACTATGTCAAAGAACATGGTCTAGAGAAGAAGTATTCCATGATTAACAATGGTGATAAGATTAAGTTTATTCATCTAAAGAAAGCCAACCCTATTCGTGAGAATGTCATTGGATTTAACAATGACTTTCCATATGAACTTGGTCTTCACAAATACATTGACTATGAGTTACAATTTGACAAAGCTTTCCTTGAACCTGTTAAGGTTATTCTAGATTCTATTGGGTGGAATGTAGAAAAAGTTGTAAACCTAGAACTATTTTTTAGCTAATGGATTTCTTAAAAAGTATTGTAAAAGAGATTGGAGATGAGTACACACAACTCGCATCAAATATTGACGACACTGAAATCTATGTGGACACAGGTTCTTACATTTTTAACGGACTTGTTTCAGGGTCTATATTTGGTGGCGTATCTGGGGATAAGATTACTGCCATTGCTGGGGAGTCTAGCACTGGAAAAACTTTTTTCTCTCTTGCCGTCGTCAAGAACTTTCTGGATGCTAACCCTGATGGGTATTGTTTATATTTTGACACTGAAGCCGCTGTTAACAAGTCTCTACTCACAAGTCGTGGGATAGACCTAGAAAGATTCGTTGTGATCAATGTAGTTACCATCGAACAGTTCAGACAGAAAGCACTACAGGCAGTTGAAATCTATCTCAAGACCCCAGAAGATGAACGCAAACCTTGTATGTTTGTGTTAGACTCTTTGGGTATGTTATCCACAGAGAAAGAAATTAGAGATGCTCTTGATGACAAACAGGTTCGTGATATGACCAAGTCCCAACTGGTCAAGGGTGCATTCCGAATGTTAACTCTTAAACTGGGACAAGCTAAAATTCCAATGATCGTTACCAACCACACCTATGATGTTATCGGATCTTATGTCCCTACTAAGGAAATGGGAGGCGGCAGTGGCCTCAAGTATGCCGCGTCTACGATCATTTATCTCAGCAAGAAAAAGGAAAAGGATGGAACGGATATTGTCGGAAACCTTATCAAAGCTAAAACGGCCAAATCGAGATTAAGTAAGGAGAACAAAGATGTTACAGTACGCCTTTATTACGATGAGCGTGGTCTTGATCGATATTACGGTCTTCTTGAACTCGGTGAGATTGGAGGACTTTGGAAAAACGTTGCTGGTCGATATGAGATGAATGGTAAGAAAGTTTATGCTAAAGCAATCTTAAAAGACCCTGAAGAGTACTTTACACAAGAAGTTTTGGAGAAGTTAGATGAGATCGCAAAAGAACAATTCTCCTATGGTTCGAGTGTATGATGTAATTCCTAAAGAATTTTGTGACACATTGATTGATGCATTTGAGAACACTCAAGATGGCCATGAGTATATTAACAATGAGTATAAACCTTGTTTTACTCAACTCAACGTTAATCAACATCATCCAGAACTGGTAAAGAGTCTCGTCAACTATACACAGAAAGCGTATGGAATGTACTCAGTTGATGTGAAAAATCGATTCCTTCCTAGACTTAGATCTTTGGAGGAATTTCGTATCAAGAGGTATCTTCCAAATGGGGAAGAGAGATTTGAAGAACATGTTGACGTGGCAGATCATGCCTCCGCAAAGAGAGCTCTGGCATTTCTATTTTACCTGAATGATAATGATGGAGATACTCTTTTTACCTCTGAGGAGTTGTATATCCGACCAAGATCTGGTAAAGTATTAGTATTCCCTCCTACATGGGAGTACCCTCACGCTGGACTTGCACCCAGTACAACGAAGTATATTATGAGTACATACATTCACTATGGATAAAATTGAGTTTCTTGTTCTTCGTAGTCTACTTCACAATGAGGAGTATCTTCGTAAGGTTATTCCTTTCTTGAAAGATGAGTTCTTTGAAGATAGTGATCAGAGAATTGTATTTGATGAGATTTCAAACTTTGTCACTGAGTATAATAACGTTCCTACTAAGGAAGTTTTGACTATTGAAGTTGGTAAACGTAAGGATATCAATGAACAACAATTCAAATCTATCACTCATCTTATCAGTCATCTAGATGATGAACCTGCAGAGTTTGATTGGTTAGTAAATACCACTGAGAAGTGGTGTCGTGAACGGGCAATCTACCTGGCTCTAGTTGAGTCTATTGGTATTGCAGATGGACAGAGTAAGGAGAAGACAGCAGACGCTATTCCTTCTATCCTATCTGACGCATTGGCTGTTAGTTTTGATAATCACGTTGGACACGATTACTTTCAAGATTACCTAGAAAGATATGAACTCTACAATCGTAAAGAGTCAAGAATTGAATTCGATCTGGAGTACTTCAATAAGATCACCAAGGGTGGTCTTCCTAATAAGACTCTCAATATCGCTCTTGCTGGTACTGGTGTTGGTAAGTCTCTCTTTATGTGTCATGTCGCTGCAGGAGTTCTTCTTCAGAATAAGAACGTTCTCTATATCACGATGGAGATGGCTGAAGAAAAGATTGCAGAACGTATCGACGCTAACCTTCTGAACATAGACATTCAAGATGTTTCTGGAACTCCACAACAAATCTTTGAAACTAAGGTAAATAACTTATCCAAGAAGACTCAGGGGACCCTGATCATCAAGGAATACCCTACAGCATCTGCACATAGTGGACACTTTAAGTCACTTCTTAATGAACTTGCCCTTAAGAAGTCATTTAGACCTGACATTATTTTCATTGATTACCTTAATATATGTGCTTCCTCTAGGTATAGCAAAATGGGTAATGTCAATTCATATAGCTATATTAAGGCTATTGCAGAAGAACTTAGAGGACTCGCTGTCGAAGCAAACGTCCCTATCGTATCTGCCACCCAGACCACTCGTTCTGGTTTTGGTAGCTCTGACGTTGAGCTTACTGATACTAGTGAGTCCTTTGGTCTGCCTGCTACTGCTGATCTTATGTTTGCCCTTATTAGTACAGAGGAGCTCGAAGAACTGGGACAGATTATGGTGAAACAACTGAAGAATAGATACAATGATCCAACCATATACAAGAGGTTTATTGTTGGTATCGATAGAGCAAAGATGAGACTGTACGATTGTGAACAGTCTGCACAGAACGACGTACTTGACAATACCCGTGAGGAGGAGTATACTTATGAAGAGAAGCCTAAGAAGTCTTTCGATGGATTCAAGTTCTGAACTGACATTTATTGATCCACCACATATGTTTCAGATTTATGATCTGAATGGTGAAAAGTATTGTCAGTGTGGATGGCAAAAGGATGCAGAAAACTTATGTGAGATGCACCCTGGATTCTTCTTCACTAAGTTCTATCTTGGAGAAACTCCAAAGACAGTGGATGTCCCACACGTTACATTGGCTCCAGATCTGGAACTACCAATGCAACAAATTCTTCCTGAATCTCAACTAGAACCCCTTGATTTAAAATGACAGTAAACACTGAACGATACCTTGAGTTTGTAAATGGTGTCACATCTCAACCTAGTAAAGACAATGAAGCTTTCTTATATCGTATCCAAGAGCTCGAAGGTCAAGGATTTCATTCTGAAAGACTCCTTACTGCTGCAGTTGGTGCGTGTGCCGAGGCTGGTGAATTCACTGAGATTGTGAAGAAGATTGTCTTCCAAGGTAAACCTGTGACAGAAGAAAATCTGTTTCACATGAAGAGGGAACTCGGTGACATTATGTGGTATGTTGCTCAAGCCTGTATGGGACTTGATACTACTATTGATGAAATCATTGAGATGAATGTTGAAAAACTGGAATCTCGTTATCCTGGTGGATCATTTGATGTTCACCATTCCGAAAATCGTAAAGAAGGAGACCTATGATTAATGTTGAAATGGATGTGATGACTGCTATTGCAGTACGGTCTTCACTCTTTATCGATACAAAAGTTTATACATATGATGAGAGTTGTTGTCCTACTCGGGTGAAGAACCTTCGTAATGTAATCGTTGAACTTGACAAACAAATTGAAGAGGCATTGGCAAATGAAGTTACTAACACTTGAAGATTACGAAAAGGCCGGAGAACATTTCTGGTCTAAGTACTGGTACGTTTCCAAAGAACTTGGTGAAGGTGCTAGAACAGAGGATATCCTGAAAGTTATGGAATCCCTTGGTGCAGTTGCCTTACAATTTAAAAAAGAGGAAGATAACGATGGCCCCTTCGGTTTTAACAAAAAGACAGATGAAACAGTTCAGGAAGAATGAGTCATTAGTAGACGATTGTTTCTATTGTTGGGAGACCCGATACGGTCTCTGGTCCACTAAAACAAAAGAAGATTATCAATACGATATTGGAATAACTGGTACTTCCAGAGATATCGTTGTTGATATGACTCGTTGGCATCTCAAACACCTTCAGGAAGGCACACTCGATAGTGTCAGTTGGGTTGTTGGTGATGCGTATGTTGGTGGAAAACTGTAGTGATTCATGATGTAGTTAGACTTGTTTCCATGTTGATCATGTTGTTCAACATTTGTAATAGCAATGACTTCAACAGGAAACAATGTTTGACTGATATGGATGTCTGGTTTTGGCCAGAAATTCAAAGAGCTTGGGATCTTTACACCGGAAAAGAGATTCCATATCAAGATGAATCCACCAAGTTATAAATAATGTATATAAGTTACATTAACGTGCCATGTCGGATATGAGTAACCTGTATCGTGCGTATTCCGCGGTACATAATGTAGAAATTAAAGAAGAACTCCAACAGAATAGAGATCTGATCAGTGAGATGAATATGTCTCAGGTTCTTCAGTCTGATCTGGTTGAAGTTTGTGAAGAGATTGTTGAAGGTCTGTTTCAGTATGGACTTGATCTTGATGGTGTTTCTGGTGTTATCTCCACACTTCTTGAGAAAGTTAGAGAAGGAAATTCAAACGAACTGAGAGAAGGTAAAATCGATCAGATTGCTGAAGCATTTGGTACAGTGGTTGATACTGTTACTAATAAAGCTGAGAGAAACTGTGAAGAAGAGTTCCTGTTGTATCGTAAGAACAAACCCTTGACTGAGAAGTGGAACAATAGAGTATCTCATGAAGTTGGTAACGCTAAACTTCACGCTTCCCTCATTCACGAAGATCGTCATCAGATCAAGTTTGGTTTGATTGAGATGATGTCTGACCTGATGGAGAAAGGAATGAATCCTGGATTCAAAGCCTATCTTGAAAAGCAAAAAGCCAAGAAAGGTAAGGGTGGTGATGAGAAAGAAGGTAAGTCAGAAGGTGGTGGAAAACCAGACTTCCTTGATCTTGATAAAGATGGGGACAAGAAAGAACCCATGAAGAAAGCAGCTAAGGAGAAGAAAGACGTAAAAGAAGCTAGAATGGCTGGTGAATCTCCTAAGGGGTATGCATCCAGAATGACTAAGAAGTTCTCTGGTGGTAAGTCAAAGTCTTATGATCCTATGAAGGATAAGTCCTTCGATCATGATGAAGCTGAAAAGACCAGAGGTCAGTCTGGTAAGTTCTCCAAAGAAGAACTGGAAGCCATCCAAGCTAAAGTAGATTCCTGGGAAGACTGATCCATGACGAGAGACGTATTCCAATACTTCAAACAAGTAAGGTCTCTCCAAGAAAGTAAAGGAGCTGAGAAAGCAGCAGAGCTTGGTTATCAACACCAAGCTCGTGGTGTTTATCTTGACCCAAGAACTCAGAAGAGATACAAGAATACTGGCGACAAGTTGGAGCCTATTGTTGACAAACCAACTGCCGATAAGGATGCTGGTCAACAACAAGATCCAAAATCACTGAATCAATTCAGACAAGATGCCACTGGTGGTCAACAACCACAGGCAGAACCTACTGCACTCCCTCAGATTCCTGATGGATTGACTGATAAAGAGTTTGCCGATGCAAAGGCAAAAGAAGCTACTGGTGGTAGAGAGGTTTCTGCTGCTAGAAAGAAGTTCATCGATAAGGCAATAGCAACTCAGGTTGCCATGATGAAACAACCTGAAGAACCAGCACCTGAGGAAGAAGGAGACGAGGAAGTTCCAGCAGGACTTGATGATCTTTTAGGTGATATTCGTGGTGAAGGTGAACCAGAACAGAAAAAGGTAGAAGATTTCCCCACAATAGATGATAAGATTGCTGAAAAAGATGAGGAATTAGACGATCTTGATGATGATGAAGCCTTTGAATATGAGTATGACAAGTTCCAAAAAGAACTTGAGACTACCATGAAGGAGTTGAATGATCGTCAACGTAAGATGATGGAGAAGAAATTTGGTAAGTTCCAAGAAAGTCTGAAGAATATTCCTAGTGCAACTGATAAGAAGTCGTTCTTGGCATCGATGGCACATGCAAAGACATTCGAAGGTAGAGTGAACGCAGGTGCTGGAAAGAACAACCTGGGATACGCTGATGTTCAGAATTTGATGGCCAATCGTGACAGATTGATTGAAGGATATGGTGATGGATCACCAGAACAGATCAAAAAGTTTGTTGATTCTGTCCGTTCAATCGAAGTTTCTGATGATTTTGTTGATACATCCTTTGATCTTCTCCCCGAAGACTTCAAGAAATCACTAAAAGGTAAGGGTCAAGTCACCAATGACAAGTATGTGTCTGATGATAAGGCACATAAAGACATGCATTATCTTGGTAAAGATAAGGATGGTAATGTGAAACGAGGTATGGCCAGCACCAATGATAGAGCCAAGTTGATGTGGAGAATCTACCTGGAACAGGGTGGTCGTGATGCCTATACTGGTCTCCCACTTGACATTCAGTCGATGGATTTGGAACATGTTCGTGGTTTCAACAACAAAGATGGTGGAAAACCAGGTAAAGAAGAGTGGGAACAGAGAGAAAATGATGATAACATGACCCTTATCAACTCTAATATCAACCAAACAAAGGTTGATTTGTCAATGAAGGACTTCTTTGAACAGAGAGTTGATCCAAATAAGGATAAAACTGAAGATCAGTTCGGTGGTATTGAGAAGTTATTTGACAAACAGAATGAAATTATGAGTGTTGGGGAGGAACTTTCCAAAACACTTCTGGGTGAAGGTGGTAAAGGACTTGGTGATCAGGTAACCAAAGAACTTCTGATTGAACACTTTGGTAGTGATGATACCAGGTATAATGATCTTAGGGAAGAGTTCCGCAAAGTGGCCACTGATGAAAAAGATAAGAAGAAAGCCAATGGAATGAAGTCTAAGATGGGTAAAACACTCCTGAAAGCCACTGGTTTGGCTCGTGGTATTCAAGATCCATCAGGTAGAAGAACTGTTGCACTCCAAGAAAATGTGTATCGTGGGTTCTTGCAGTCTATGGCAGGTGCAAAACCAGCAGATAGACAGGCATATATGGATGGTTGGGCACAAGCTATCAAGGCAGGAAATACAGAGAGAACACCAAAGGCAGTGAATAGAACACTGATTGAACTGGGACTGATTGATCAAGACATCTTAGACGATCGTAAAGCTGGCCGAGTATTCCGTGAAGATGTGGAGTGGTATAGTAGAATGAACGGGAAAAATATGATTGATAGATTGAAAAGATCATTAAGAGATCCCATCTGACTTGACAGAAGGGTGTGAATCGGTTAAAATTGTCGTGTCGTATTCAGGTATTTGATGAAGGTTACTCAGAGACTCTCCCATGTTGAGGAAATTGAGTTGTGCAAGTCTGCTCAGAGTGGTTGTGAAAAGTCTTTAGAACGAATGGTTACAAGTAATCTTGGTCTAGTTTCCAAACTTACCAAGAAAATGTACTACAAGAACGAACAATATTCCTTTGAGGATATGTTCCAAGAGGGTGTCATCGGTCTGATGAAAGCCATTCGTAAGTTTGATCCAAAAGAAGGTTGTAGGTTCTCTACCTATTCTTATTACTGGATTTATTGTTATGTGAGTAAGTTTCACACCAATCACTATGGTAAAGTTCGTATTCCTTCTCATATCAAGGAGAAACTTCGTAAGTTAGAGAAGACAAATCCCGAAGAACACACGAAACTGAAGGGTTCTTTACCCTTTGTGATGTCTATGAACAAAGTTATTGGTGAGGGTTCTACTCTAGAAGACGTAGTTTCTGATGATTATTACACAGAACTAGACTGTGAACTGGAGGTTGTCAAGGATCAAATGAAAGAAGTTCTCACTGAACGTGAGTATTCTGTGATGTGTCATCGTTATGGTCTGGACGGTTTTTACTCCAAGTCACAACGTGAATGTGGTAAGATCTTTGGTGTAAGTTACGCTATGATTCATCTGATTGAGAAGAAAGCTATGGGAAAACTGAGGGAACATTTTGTTTCCTAAATATTTCTATGGATAATATTGTCAGATGAGAGACTTTTTTAACTTTTTATCAGAAGCAAGAAAGACAAGAGCATCAGAAAAAGCTAGAAAGTTGGGTCTTACCTCTGATGGTAAGGGTAACTGGGTAGACCGTGGTGGAAATATAAAGGCTAGAACACAAGGTGGAGAACTTGTATTCGTCGATGGTAAGCAGGCAACTAGAGATGAAAGAGATACAGAAGATAAAGAAGTAAGAAAAGACACAGAAGCCAGAGCATCACAGGCATCATCTGTTGATCCTGAAGATGAGGGTGAAGAGGAAGAAGAAGAGGGTAGTAGTAAGACTGGAGAGACAATCACTCTGGTATTTGGTAGATTTAACCCCCCAACTATTGGACATCAGAAACTTTTAGACTCTGCAAAATCTATTTCTGATGGTGATCTGAAGATTTATCCTTCTAGAACTTATGATCCTAAGAAGAATCCTCTAGATCCTAACCAGAAAACATCTCTAATGAAGAAGATGTTCCCTGATCATGCCAAAAATATTGTCAATGATGAAGGTGTCAAATCAATTTTTGATGCTCTAAAGTTGGCAAACGATGAAGGATACTCTAATGTTCAGATTGTAGTTGGTTCTGACAGAGTTGCTGAGTTTGATAGTCTGGCTCAAAAATACAACGGTGAGTTGTATAATTTTGAGAACATTGAGACTGTGTCTGCTGGTGAAAGAGATGCAGAAGGTGAAGGTGTAGAGGGAATGTCAGCCTCTAAGATGAGAAAAGCAGCTTCTGAGAACGACTTTGAGACCTTTAGAAGTGGTATTCCTGATACTGTAGATGATAAAACAGCGAAGAGTATCATGAATACTGTTCGTAAAGCCATGCAAGTCACCACAGAATCGTGGAGTTTGTGGGAGATTGCACCTAAGTTTGATTGGAGAAACCTCCGTGAGAACTATGTGACTGGTAAGATCTTCAACATTAACTCTATTGTTGAGAACCTGAACACAGGATTGATTGGTAAGGTGATCCGTAGAGGAACCAACTATCTGATCTGTGTGACAGAAGATAATATGATGTTCAAGTCCTGGGTAAAAGACCTGAAGGAGTATTCAGAGGTAAAAATGGATTCTAAGGAGAGATCTCCTGGGAAACCTAACACTCTGGCTGGAACAAGTGGATACTTTAAGCATGTTGCAAGTATGACTCCTGGGTTTGAGAAGGGTGATGAGACTAATCTTCAGGCCGGTGGGAAGCCATATAAGGGATATGATATCAAGAACTTCATAAATAAGAATAAGAAAAAGTAGTTTTGAGACATGAATAACCCTCTTAATGAGTTGTCCACCGTCTACAACAAAAGTATTGCAGGTGACGATAAGAAGAAGGCAAAGGTAAAGGCTGAAATGCTTCCCCAAGGTGATACTCCTATGGGTGGTGATGGTGCTCGTCCTGGTAAAAATACAAAGGCATATGTAGAACCTATGTCTTATGAGGGTTATGCACCTGGTGATGTGGATCAGAAAGTTGGTGCTGTAACTCCTATCCCCAAGGATGAAAGAGAGGCAGCCAAGGCAAGACTTCTCGCTAAGGCTAAAGCAAAGAGAGCCATGAAGGAACATGTCTCTTGGAGAGATGAACTTCGTGAGTATGTTGGAAGTGTGGCAGACAATAATAATATGGTCAAAACTTCACCTAAGAAAGATACCGAAGCTGCAAAAGAAATCAAAGAGAAGAGCATTACGAACAAGATCAAGATCAATCCTCCTCAAGGTGTGACTGAAGGATTTGAACAACTTGGTGGTGTTGTTGTAGAGATGTATGAACTAACTGAAAAGATTGACCTGAAGAAGGCAGATATGGGTGAAGTTATTAAGGACTTCCGTAAGTCTGATGCTCCTCAGTTCAAAGGTAAGTCAGACAAGAAGATCCAAAAGATGGCTATTGCAGCCAAACTTGAGGCTGATGAGGCATATGATATGTCTAATGCACCTTCTATCAAGGATGCCAAACCAGTCAAGAAGATCAACGTAAAGTATGATTCAAAGATGAAGGTTATGGCTCCTCAGATTAACAAAGAAGAATCTGAATCAGAATCAGAGAAAGAAAAGAAGAAGAGAGAAATGTTGGCTAAAACCAAAGAACATGATGACCAACATGATGGTAAGATGGCTAGTGAAGAAATGTCTGTGAAAGATCAGATGGCTTTCTCTAGAGAGTACAATAGGAAGAGGAAAGAAGGTCTACTTCCAAAACGTCCAGCTGCAAAACCTGTGGCGAACACGGATACTAGATCTCCCGCCGAAAAGATGGCAGATGCTTACGCATCTCCTCGTAAAGGACCAGGTGGTGCTACTAGAGCAGACTGATGTATCGTCAAGTAGATTCTGATTATCAGAGATACGATAAACAAGAAAAACAATTTAAGAAAGATGATGAGAGGATGAAACTTGGTAAGAGTTTCGATGGTTACATGGATCAGGAATCACTTCGTAGGGGTGAAGTGAGAAAGTGGGATAAGAGACTCAATAAATATATTTCAAATAAAGACTGATTCATATATAGTCTAGACGCACTATTACTATGCTTTCATTCTTACTTCCACTTGCATCGAAAATTATCTCTGATGCAGTCGCTAAACTTCCTGACGATGAAGAACTTGGTGAGAAAATGGTTGAGATCTGTCTTGTTATTCTTGCTAAGGCAGTTAAGTTGACCAAAACTGATATGGATGATCAACTTCTTGAGGTTGTTACTAAAGCAATCAAAGCAAGAGAAGAGTGATTTACCGGGAGACACTCGTCTCCTTTTTTTATAAATATTTACTAGCATAAACATTTCATAAGGCAATCATGGCACTTTGGGGAAACAATGACGCTTTGGACTCCGGGGGCACAGTTTCCCTCAACTACTCCACTCGCGTTGTAACTGGTTCGGGAACTAGTTTTGGAGCAACTGACAACCCTGGTGAGGGAGATGTCATCAGATTTGGAGACAGATCTGGCACATACTTTGGTGATGCAGTAATCGTCACTGTAACATCTGCAACTTCTGTAACCATCGGATCTACTGTTGGACTCAGTGGAGTTGCTATTGCTGCTACAGCATACACCGGAACACAATGTCCAAAATCACTTGTTCTTGATCACAATTATAGTCAACTTAATAGTGACAAAGATACATTCGCATACGGTGTAGCAGAAGCCGGTACAGAAGTTGCAACAGCCACTGAGTACAAATTGTCCCACGGTGGTTGGGTTGGTGTTACTACCTACAACGATAGTTCAGGTAACCTGAGAGTTAAGTCTGAAACTCTGGTAGCTATGTCTGGTATCACCACTGGTAACGTACCTGCTTATCCCCCTCAGCAGTTCTGATTAAATTAAATGTATATTAATGAATTGAATGCAGATAACTTTCTTATCTTCGCTATTAAAAACTATGAGAACCCCGAAGCAATAACGGTTGAGGACTTTGAAAAAGACCTCAACCACTTTCGCTATATCAAGAGACTTCTTAAGAAGTATAAGAATACTGGGGATCTAAAGATACATTTGTTGATCAATCACTTTATTATTCTCTACAATATTTTTGGAGATGCAACAACACCAATGTTGTTCTTCAAAATTGAAAAAGAATTGTGGCCATGTGTAAAATCTTTTGTGATGTTTCTGGATAGACTTCCTGAATATCCAAGATCATATATTCATGATATGGAAGAAGATATTCATTGTTTACAAGAACTCAAGAGGATTTCTGATGGATAGTCGTAAACTGAAAAGGATTGTTGACTTCATCAGAGAAGAGATGATGACAACCGGAAGCACTGCTTCAAAACCTGGTTTCAGTAGCAAAGCTGACGCTAAGGGTCCAACTGCTGGTTTCGATCCTCTTATGAAAAAGAAACCAATGAAGAGATACATCTACCAAAAAGGTTTAAGGAAGAACTGGAAAAATGGATGACTCAGTTAAACTGGCTATTGTGGCACAGAAGGTGGAAGACCTAAAACCAATTATCTTCAAACTAGATGCAACCATTGAGAAATTAAGCGAGGTAAATACAACAGTTAGTAGAATGCTCGCGGTTCATGAAGAGCGCTTATCAAAGTCAGAAGAAATTGACAGTGTATTATTTACAAAGATTGACGAACTCCGTGATAAAATGGACAGGGATCATCACGACGTGCTGTCAAGATTACAGGGATTAGAGAAGAAGGTGTGGATAGGTATTGGAATTGTTGCAACAATAAGTTTTGTAA